CCTAACAGTCCTGTTAGCTACAATATCACCAGCAACAACACCAGCATTCTGAAAATCCTTACCAGTCTGACCACCTTGAGGATTCACGAACTTATAAAATCTAATTTTTGAGGTCTTACCCTCTTTTTGCTTTTGTACTGCCATTTACTTATAAGCGGTCAATTTAGACTTGAATATTACTGTAGGTTGTACTGGTGTATTTATTGGTATTGCTGTAGTTGTTGGAAGGAATACTGGTGAAATCTTATCACCACTATCAATTTCCTCATCTGCTTTTATCTCTGCATTAGTTGTAGAGACATCAGCTACTGTACTTGTATCTGCTTGAGTTGTTGGTTGGATTCGTGTAATTGTATTGTCTATATTCTCTTTGATTGAGCTTATAGGTCTGGAAATGAATCCTTTTGCAGATTCAAGAAGACTATTAGACTCCTGACCAACTCTTGTTATAACATCATTTAATCCTTCTCTTCCCTCTCCTAATTTACCAGCAGTCCAATTGATACCATTAAAGATTTTATCTGTACTTAACTTAACATTCTTAAGTATTCCACCTATTGCCTTCTCTTCTACTTCTTCTTCACCACCACCCATTAATCCACCAAGTAGTTTTTCTATAGGTCCTTTTGGTAACTTAGGTCCGATTTGCTCTAAGAATTTTTTACCATGTTTAATACCTGGTAATGCATTAAATGCTTTATCTTCTAACTCTCTAATAGGTGGAACTAACTCTCTACCAAATAAGTAAGCATCAATTCCTAATGATATCATAGGACCTGGGACAAATCCAAACAAACCAGATATGTCAAAAGCACCAGATAATGCTTCTAATGCTGCACCTACTGGATCTCCATTTGATAATGCATCATAAGCAAATAATGCGTTAAGTAAACCACCAACAACAGGAAGTGCTTTACCACCAATCTTCTTAATTAATGGACCTGGCTCAGCAAGAGATAATCCTCTCTTCTTCAACTGTTCTGCTACCATCTTACCAGCAGGTGTTGATTCAATAGCAGTAACTAATTGCTTACCAAGGTTTTGAATGGGTTTCAATATTGGTTCAAAGAATTTACCTAAAGGTTCTACAATATTTCTAACTGCCCACTCAGTAGCACCTTTTTTAGCACCTTCAACACCTTCACCAACCCACTTTTTAAAATCACCGACCTTACCACTTAACTTATCCCACCATCCCATTGACTGTTTCCGACGTGCAGCTGCTGCCTGTGCAAACTCATCCCACCTCTTTCTTGCTGCCTCAGACATTTCATTGAGCATCTTCAATCCATCTTCATTCAACCACTTATAAGCAGATTGCCATGCTTTTTTGAGATTTCCAGGAATATCTCCAATAACAGAAAGACCTTTCTTAGTACCTTCAACAATATTATCCCACCAACTAGTCTTTGGAATTTTATCACTATTCTTTGTTAATGTTGTTGCTATATCCTCAGTTGTTTCTATTGCATCACCAGTAACTTTAACTTTCCTACCAGTGTCAATAGTAGCATCAGTTATATCCTCAACTGTACCTGTAACTTTAACTTTACCATCATTAACTTTAGTTTTGGTTTTGGTTTTACTATCAGGAGTGTCTACATCATTAACTTTAGGTTTATTACCATCAGGAGTATCTAGTTTAGGTTTCCTTCTATTAATCCTCCATTGGTTAATAGCATCAAGGATACCCATAATATCTGAGATAAGACTAAATGGATTTAATAGATAACCAAGTGCTTTCAATCCAGCTACACCTGCAATAACTCCTCCGAGACCTTTTATCATGTCCCAAGCACCACCTAACTTACCATTACTTACCTTATCAATTCCACCAAATACGCTACCTAAACCATCCATCAGTAAACCAATGGATCCAGCTGCCAGATCCATAGCAAATTTACCTACCTTACCAATGGTCTCAATTATATTCTCTAGTTTTTTAAGATTCTTTTCATCAGCAAACCATTTAAGCATAGCACGAGAGATGAATGCTCTTGCTAAAAAGGCAGCAATATTCTCCCATGGTTTTAAAAAATCTTCTAACCAACCAAAAAGTCCTTTCTTCTTACTTTTCTTCTTAAGTTCTTTCTCTCCTTCTTCCTTAGCCTCTTTTGTCTTCGGACCTCCTCCTTCTGCTTCCTCTTCTGCGTCTTGATCTTTCTCTAATTGTAATGACCTATCCAGATCTTGCTGGATATTAAACATAGTTTCAATCTGATCGTGATAAAAATCACGCATATCCTCAACAATTGAACCTATACTACTGACTGTTTCACCTATTCTATTGATTGAGGTTACAATTTTAGCCGTAGAAACTCTCAGACCACGTTTATGAGACGTAGACATTTTCACACCGTATTTACTCGTACTAAATGCGGATGAAACTACTTTATATGGTCTGACTTTACCTGCCATTACATTGCTTTTTGTTTTTGACGATCTTTATATCTCTTCTCCTCCTCTTTTAGGTGGTTGATAAGAAGATGTACATAGATTTCCTTCTCCCATGGCATAATATGTTCCAAGTATTCAATATCCCACTTATGATGATGCATCAAAGCGAAATTAGTCTCATAATAATTCTTCAAAGTGGTATGAAGAAGGGCTAACCGAAAAAACTTGCTAGTCCCTCCAATGTGACGGAATGCTTTTTCTTGGTTTTAGGGTTAGTGAATTTAACATCATAACTCATTTTTGGCATAGTCTCAAAGAATTCTTGAATCATCTTGAATTGAGCTGAGTTCATTGATTCTAAGAACTCCATTAATTCAGTTTTGGATGATTCCTTTGCTTCATATACCTCTTCACCTTCAAATATTTGATCAATACAATCAACAGCAAGATCAAATACATTTTCAACATCAGGTGTATCTGAGAAGTTGTTTTTAACAAACATCTCCATACTAGGATACTTCATAACAAGACCTACTTCCTTATTAATCTTGATCTCCTTAGTATGTTTGTCGGAAATCTTAACTGTAACCTCCTCTAAAGGAATAGTTACTTGCACTTGAGTTTCATTATCATCAGGACAGGTCATGTTCACATCAACGGTTTCACCCACTGACTTAGAACGAATCTGTAAGAATAGGTATTCAATATCAAATGTTGCAAGCTTATTGACACCTGTAAGATTAGTACAACTCTCAATTAAGTTGGTAATCGTTTCAACCATCATTGCTTGATCATCAGATTCCATTGCCAAGAGGAGCATTTTCTCTTCTTTAACAAGGAATGGACGGTATTTAACTTTCGCTCCTGTTGAAGGAAGCGTCAATGCATACCGAGGTACATTGAGCTTTGGTAATGCCATAGATAGTCACTTCAGTAATATTATTTAGGAGAGTAATCAACCGTTGTTATTGTTCTGATTATTCTGAGCAATAATAGCATCATACTCTTCTTGAGTAAGTGTAAAACCAGTTTTCTCAAGACCATCTAATTTATAGATGGTTCCAGATCCAGTAACCGCATTAGGTGGTTGTGCATCAGGTGGTCCTGTGAAATTAGGATTAGGAGTTTTAGCAATAGCATTCAAATCAATACCGTTACTAGAAAACTCAGATATTTCATCAGGATTCCAATTAGAAGAAGATAAAAATGCCTGTGCCAGTGCACCTAAAGACTTAAGTAAGTTAAAGGTTGGATTCTTATTCTGATTGATTATTGATGATAAAGGTGGATTCCTAGAGAACTTCTTATCATTTCCACCAAAGTTAGGGAACCATCTCCATCTACTATACTGGAATCCAACACTAAAACTTGAGAGTGCAGCAGGACCGTTCTGCATAGAAATCTGTCCTAGATTATAAGGAAATACCTCTTCAATAACCCAAGCACCTGAAATCTGGTTCTCATAATAATAGCTATTCTGCATATTATTCTTCTTTTTATTATCTCCCTGCTGTTCCTTTATAAGATCACTTTGCCTTACCTGCTCTCTCTTACCTTCTCCTCTTTCCATCTTATAGATGATTAAATCTGTTGTATAGTCATCAAAGTAATCAACGTAGTTAGTAGCATCATTATTAATATGACTCATCCACCTTTCAAAAAATGTATATGATCTAGCACCTCTTGGCATGAGGAAGTTAATACTTATCTCACTATGACTCTGACCTGTAGCATACTTCCATGCTGAACCTATATTATTAACTGTTGCAGTAGTTAGGTTCTTACTAGGTGAAGATACTTCCTGTGCATAAGCATTAAGTAGAAAATCCAAATTACCATTGTTATTTCCACCTGGAACTAACCTTGACTGATAAGCAGCTTGTAAAACATTAGGAGGTCCGAACTGGATACCATATAGATTATTATAAGAAGGACCAGTGTTGTACGAAGGTTTAATATTTGCTCTAAACTCAGAGAATGAGTTAAACCTTTGTGCAGCCTTAGTTTCTTTGAAATTAACTCTTGCCATTATACTTTAAGTTCTTTTTCAGTGATTATCATAAATTCCAGACCAGTTGATTTACAGAATTTCTCAGCAGCAGTCCACTTTGCTTTATTAACAGCGTAAGTGAATACTTCATTAACATATGTCTTGGTGACCTTCTTCTGTGTCTTTGGTTCTAGAGTTTGTCTATATGGTTTGACCTCTACAATATACTTATTTCCGTTAACTTTTACATAGAAATCAGGAAAGTACCTGTGTTTCTTACCGTCAACTGGAGAAGTATATGGTATAAAGATCTCTTCACTACCCCATTCTTGTACATGCGAATTATGGTCACACCATTTCATAAACTTGTATTCCCAAGAGGATCTATAGACGATATTGCTCGTATCTCCAACATATTTTGAAGGAACTTTAGGTCTAAACTTACCTTTGGCATATTTTCGCATAAATATAAACAGGATCCATAGTTATATTTATAGTGGCAAGAAGCAGATTATCAACACTGACATATCCCACTAGGTTGCCATCAGTTCCAAGAGGACCTGATCCAAGTGATGATTTTCAAGCAACTGAAGCAGATTATGTCAAATTTAGTAGGGTACACTTTAAGAATAAGGGTGGTCCTCAGTATTTTAATGTACCTGGTAATGTAGGTAAAGGTGGTAAAGATATTATTCAAACAGCATACGTAGCAATGCCTCAAAATTTAGGTGTTTCATACGGTGCAACTTATCAGCAGTCAAACTTAGGTGCATTAGGTAGGGCAGCAACAGGAATGTTAAGTGGTGGTGATAAGAAAGATGTTGCAGCAGCATTAAAAACTGCTGCTGGTGGAGCACTTCCAGAATCTGCATTCAATAACCTAGCACAAGGGATCCAAAGTGCAGGTAGTTTACTAGGTTTAAACACAAGTGGTATTGACACCAATACATTAACTAATATTTCTGCGGGTAAAGTCCTAAACCCATATTCTGAACAAGTATTCCAAGGTGTTGGATTTAGACAGCACTCATTTAACTTTAAAATGGTTGCTAGGAATGAAAGAGAAGCACAAACTATTCAAAGCATTATGGAAATGTTTAAAATAGGAATGCTACCTGCATATTCTAGTGGAGATAATAGTGGTGGTGACTCTCTTGCTGCAATGTTGAGTAAAAGTGGTGGTGCTAATCAACGTTGGTTGACTGTACCTGATAAATTCCTTATTCAATTTGTAAGAGTTAGAGAAACTTCACCTGCAAGTAAAAGTATTCAACCTCTTGATCATTTTAAGATTGATTATTGTATTTTAACTGGAATGAACGTTAATTACACACCTGATGGTCAATATGTTGCAATTAAGGATCAAAAACTAAGAAACAAGTTTAAAAATAGGTCAAATAGAGATAAATTGTCTGATAGTGCTAATAACGTAAATGGTATGGTAGATGGAGCATCTCCTAATATGGTTTATGTCCCTGCTGTTACTATGGACTTATCATTCACCGAGACATCTATTATGACTCAAGAAAAAGCAGTAGTGGGGTACTAATGGCTGGTTATTTTTCATATTTTCCCGATATTTACGTTGGTACTGGTACTACCTCATCAACTAAACAGGAATATCAAAAGATCAAGAATATCTTTCGTAGAGTAAAGGCAAGAGAAGATCTTTCTAAGTATACTGAGTTCTTTGAGCAATATTCAATTGCAGATGGTGAACTACCGTTTCAAATTGCTAAAGAAGTGTATGGTGATGATGAATTGGACTGGGTAGTCCTTTTAACTAATAATATTGTAGATCCCTACGAAGATTGGCCAAGGTCAAGAAGGGAATTGGAACAATTTGCTAATGATAAGTATCAGAATAAAGATGGTGTTCATCATTACGAAACTGTTGAGATCAAATATAAGGAAATAGTCATTCTTGAAGCAGGTAGTATTGTAGACGCAACATTCACTTTTAAAGATCCAAATGGAATTACCCATAGTGGGTCTAATGCTAGAATACCAGTTTCAAACTGGGAATATGAATATTTTGAAAATGAGAAAAAAAGGCAGATTTACCTCGCAATGCCAAATACCCTAGATTCGTTTATTGAAGAATTTGAAGAATTAATAGGATATGAATCAAGTAGTGAATTGGATGATGATGGAGTTAAGAGAACTGATATCTCCATATCTGAAAGATTCTTAGGTGGTAATATTGGTGGTGGTATTGGTAAGCAATATACATCCAATTATACTGGTACTGGAAGAGTTGCTACTAACCTTAATGTTGATGGAGTTGCAATGTCTGGTACTCAAGCAATTGCTACTATAACTACAACTCAGGCAGATGCTTCAGAAGGACAACAAGCAGCAAGTTCTGGCGATAGTGCTAGTGATAGTGGTAGTTCGTCATATAGTAATACTTCTGGTGGATCAACTTCTGGATCTGGCGGTTACTAAAAAACCCTACAGACAAAAAAATACCCCGCGTTTTTTGGCGGGGTTTTTTTGTTTTTAAAAACGAATTATATATCAGCCACCATCAATATCGCATCCGATCACTGCACCTGAAGCAATTCCTAATGGGATTGCCCACCAGCGACCATCGCCTTGTGATAGTGCTGCACCTGCTCCTCCTCCTAGAATTCCACCAAGGATTGCTCCTTCTTTACACTCGTTCCCATCAGGTGAAGGGGTATGAGTTGGTGGATCTTGTCTTGTTGGACTTCTGTAAATGTGGTAGTGTTTATGAGATTTTCGTGCCTCTATACAGCTGTAAATAGGTTCACGATTAAAATCTTTGACGTGTGTTCCGTCTGAATAGTATGTTACGTCTACACGTTGTTTTGTGCAAGTACGATGATCATGGTCATTATAATAAGTATAATTTCCAGTTTCATATACATGATGGGTGTGATGACCCCACCCATGTGAATAGGCAGGGGCAGTTCCCAACATCATTGTACTCAACAAGATGGGGAGCGTTTTCATCTTACTCTTCCTCTGAAGCTAGACTCGCAAAGTAATTAATTACTTCATCATCATCTTTTGCGGGTGCAGCAGCGACAGTTTTCTGTCTAAACTCTGCTACCTCTGAACCCCACGCTTGTGGTGATTCTTCTGCATCCAACTCTTCTGTCTCAACGTCACGACGTGGAGCAGGTTTGGTGTTTAGAACTGAATTTAGTCTTGCTTCAAGTTCCTCAAAGGTCTTGAAGTTTGAAGGATCTGTGAATGCAGTAAGTGAATACTGTTGCTTCCAGATTGCTTCAATAGCAGCGTCATCTCCACCTGCTAAAGGTGTTGGTGATGCAAACTCTGACTTATCATAGTTCCAGTAACCATCCTTAAGTGTGATCTTCAATTTGAAGTCAGCACCTGCCCATGGGTCAAAGACGTTACATGGAGTCTCATCCTCAAACTGAGGTTGCATTGCCTCAATGACCTTATCAAAGATCTTCTTGCCAAACTTGTACAAGAATACTTTACCTTCATTCTCAGGGTGAAGTGAATCCTTCACAACTAGAATGTTAGAGTAGTAAGAGAGTTTGCGTTTCTGCTTACGTGCGATGTCCTTATTGGCATCAGAACCTGAGTTCCATAGTTGACGGTTGAGTTCTCCGACAGGATCCTTTTTGTTAAGGGTTGTTAGAGAGTTCTCAATGTACCATCCACCTGCACCTTGGAAAGCATGAGACCAGATCTTTGCAAAGGGTAGATCTTCACCCTCTGGTTGTGGTAAGAAGCGAATTACTGCATAACCGTTACCTGACTTGTCAAGTTCTGGTTTCCAGAGACGCTCATCCGCACCAGCTTTTGTTGTTGGATTAGATATTTTGTCAATCTCTTGTGTCAGTTTAGCAAAGTTGCTTGCACTGGACTTTTTAAGAGCTGTAATAGACATTCGGATTCTCCGTATTGAATTGTATTAGTTGTCACTATGTGATCGTGACGAACTATTTATACCTGTATATTATAGCAGGTTATCGTGGATTTGGCAACTCCCAATCGTATTTTCTCTGCCATGGAGGTTGAGTTAATTGTGATTCCAACATAAAGTTTGCTGACATCGTGACTCTCTTCTCATCCTTCTCATTAGAGTAAGGCATAACAAAGTGTAGTAGATTGGCAGGGAATAATACCAGTTGTCCTACCTGTGGTTTTCCTATCACAAATTCGCTAGTACAGAATGGTGCAGGGTTACCCCATAGGAAGGTGGTCTTTCCATTGTTTTTCCACTGTGTTTCGTCTGAGTGTATGACCTCCATCTTATCTGGTACACTTAAGTATAGCACACAACTAAGGTCTGCGTTGTGGACATGTGGAGGATTAAAATCTGGACCTGGTGACGTGAAATTCACCCAAGCATTAGTAATTCTACAATCAGTAGTGACTCCACCTTGAGGAGCATTCTCCTTACCCTTCATCTGCTCATGTCTCATAATATTATAAGCAAACGGAGTAGAAGGACCGACACGTCCTGACATTGATAACTCATTCAAGTATGATTGAACACATTCAAGTAATGGTTCTTTTAAATTCTCTTCAACAAATTCATTCGTAATCCAGACTTCTCTTTTAATATTACCAACCAATCCCATAGATGCATCATCTCTTGCTTCAGACAATGCATGCTCCATAATTTTAGCAATCAATTCATCAGGCATCTTAGCAGCATAAATGCCAGGCCCGAAAGGAAAGACAGTGTTTCCTACAACTGCATTCTGTGGTTGAGAAGGTCCAACTGGATGACTAATCATTTCATTCTTGCTTCAGCTTGTTCAAGGGTGACTACCATCTTATCAAAACAATCAATTACATCACGGTAACCAAACGTCTGTGCCATGGCAGTAATTCTAACTTTAAGATCAGCAGCTTCAGCATCTTCACTAGCAGCAAGTTGCAACCTTGTAAAGAAGATCTTCTGCTTTTCAATTAGATTCTTTGTCTTATCTATATGTTCTTTTCTCTTGTCCTTTGTTAAATGACCTAACTTTTCTGAAGCAGTTGCAAGATGACGATAGTCACTAAAGATTTGTTGTATCTCATCTTGTACTCCATCTGACTCAAAGAATGTACTCATGGTTCTTAAGGATATATGTTGTGTGGTACACTGAAATTTCCAGCGATTATGCTTCTACCTTCACACTTATTCTTAGGTACTGAATGCTTTACCCAACCAGGAAATACTAACAAAGATCCTGGTCTTGGATGTAGTTCCTCCATTGATGCATCAAATACAATAGGGGAAGAACCTTCAGGTGTATTTACGTAGAAAACAAAAGTGTAATCATGTGGTACATGATCGTGAGACTCTTGAAAGTCTCCTTCATTATATAATTGACCCCATAGATGAGTGATCTCCATATCATATGTGTCACTCTGTTGATTAGCAATACTTAGTGCTTGATCTGCAATTAACTTAAACTCTGGTATGTGTTCTTCGTGCCAATCTGTCATGAAAGCACCTTTGTCTCTCATGTATGCACGTTGTTTTATTACTTCATGAGTACCTTCTGGTACTTCAAGTCTCTCATGTATGACTTCAGTAGTCTGATGTACTAACACAATAGGATTATATAGGTAGAACACCTCTCGTTGTTCTCTTCATGTAATTGAGTTGCTGTGCGTCATGCTTCACCTTTTCTTTCAAAGGTTTAGATAGAAGCTTAGGAACAGATTCCATTTCAATTTCATTGTCTTCACAGAAACAAACGATTGCTTCTATGTAATTAATACTTCCATGAGATTCCTTGACCATGTGTTCAATGCGTTCAGAGAACTTGGTAGGAGTCATGAAGGGTTTATCTTCTTTGCTCTTGGAGGGCATTGAACTCTTCCTTGTAATGTTTAAGTAATTGTAAATAGTCATCAAGATTGTACTTCTGAAATAGTTGAACAGAACCTTCTTCGGTTGCGATAAGTGTGACAATTTTCTTAACTCCAATGCCTGTACGCTCTAAAAACATAGCAGCATATGCAGACTCTTGAACAAAGTAATTCTCAATCCACTTAACCTGTTTCTCTTTTGTGCTCGTTTTGAAATCAATAACGGCTAATTCACCATCAAAATCGGCAATACAGTCTACACGACCTGCCAATCCAAAGAGATGACTATAGAGTGGTGTCTCTAAGGCATGAATGTTAGAAATCTTTGAAAGAGTTGGCTTTGCTGCTTTGAATAGTTGTAAAGCTAAAGGGTCATTGGTGTATTTCTGCTCTTGAAGTGTACCTTTTAAGTACTCCTCTATTATAGCATGAAAAGCGTTACCTCGCTTAGTTGCCCTTGTTGAAATTCTATTCGCTACTTCGTCACCGACTTTAGATCGCCACTCTGCAATAGATTTGCGTGAACGAATACCAGTGACAGTGGTAACTGATGGATACTCTGCGTTAGCAGAGGGAAATTTATAATAACGTTCGCCATTCTTTTGACTGACGATTGGTTCTTCTAATTCTAGAGGAACCTCAATGAATTGAAACATCAGTAAGCCCAACCAACGATATTTATGTTAAACGATACACTTATTCTATCAGACTTTGAGTAATTTGGGTAGACCCCATGTACTAATTCGGATGGGAATAAGAATAAGTCACCTGCTGATGGCATAATCTCAAAGAGAGGACCA